TCACTATGACCCCCGAGAAGTACAAGGCTATAGGGAGTGCGATCGTTGGCGGGGCGAACAGAGTGAAGAAGGCCGTTACCCTATGAGAGACATCAAGCTACTCACCCCGTTGACTCAGCAACTCCACGCAGCGTTCGCCTACGAGATGGCAAGGGCGGGGCTGAACTACATCGTCACATCTACTCTTCGTACCCTCGACGAGCAAACGGCCTTGTACGCGCAAGGCCGGGAAGATATAGACACCATAAATAGGCTGAGGGCCAGAGTTGGGATGTATCTACTCAAGCAGCAAGAAGCCAAGCAGATCGTCACATGGACGATGAACTCCCGGCATCTACTCGGTACGGCGTTTGACATTGCGCTGGTCGACAAGCTCGGCAAGGCGCATTGGAACGAAAAAGTTAGCATCAACGCCAACGAGATCGCAGACTACCTCGAAGCGGCGGAGATTGGCCAGAAACTTGGACTCACCGCCGGCGGGCTATGGGCTAAACCGGACTTCCCGCATTTCGAGGTACCGAAGTGACAAAAAGTGTCACCAGAGGAGAAGCGACGACGACCGATAGCCTACTTCGGTCGAATGGCCAATGCCAGTACTCACACAGGAAAGATTTCAAGTGCGAGGCAGTTGGAAAGGGTGCTATGTCCTGTCGGGATTGCGACTGTCAGACCGGAAAGGGTAGGTGGTAATATGGGGATGGATGTAGCGGGGTTTGGGGCTATCGCCGATGCAGTTAGCAACATCATCGACAAAGTATTTCCCGACGCGGAAAGCCGAGATAAGGCCAAGTTGGAGATGCTTAATCTCCAACAGACTGGCGAACTAAAAAAGATCGAAATACAGATGAGCGCCATCTTGGCCGAGGCTAATAGCGCGGATCCATGGACTAGTCGGGCGAGACCCTCGTTTATGTATGTCTTCTATATCCTCGTTCTAGCCGCGATCCCCATGGGGTTTCTCCATGCGTTCAAACCAGACATTGCGTTCAACGTAGCCGCTGGGTTCAGCAATTGGCTAGAGGCGATGCCGGAAGAGATGTGGTGGCTATTCGGAGCGGGGTATCTTGGGTACACCGGCGCTCGGTCGTTCGAGAAGAAGAAAATCCTCAAATAAGGAGATCAGCGATGGCAGTCTCAAAGGAAATCCGTGACGCCGCAGACAAAGCAGCGAAAGCAGAGGCATTTTGGAATGAGCATCGGGTAGTCATTATCGCGGCTAATGGCATCGGATTCTTTCTAGGCTTTGGTTTTGGCCTACTTCTATGAGGAGAGCAGTAATGGATATGAAACGTAAGGGCTTCCGGCCCGTAGTTAAAGAAGCAGAAGGCATGGACATGGCGGCCGGCGGGTTCAAGCCCTCCCCTGAGATGCTCCAGAACGCCAAGGCGATGGCGGCGAAGAACGCTAAACCCGTAGCCAAGAAGAAATAAATGAGCGGAGACCGCGTCTATACTCCTCCTCCGACAGTCAGACAGTTTATGAAGTCGGACGGGTTTATGCGGATCATACAGGGGCCGGTTGGCTCCGGTAAGTCTGTCGGATGTGTTATGGAAGTCGTGCGGCGGTGCCAACAGATGACTCCAGGGTCGGACGGGGTACGGCGGTCTCGGTGGGCGATTGTCAGGAATACAGCCAACCAGCTCAAAGACACCACGCTCAAGACATGGTTTGAATGGATACCCCCCGGTGTGGCCGGCACATGGAAAGAGTCGGAAAAGACGTTCTTTCTGGAGTTTGGAGATGTCAAGGCGGAGATTCTCTTCCGTCCGCTCGACTCACCAGATGACGTACGACGCGTTCTGTCTCTCGAACTCACCGGGGTGTGGTGCAACGAATGGCGTGAGATACCCAGGGAAATTACTGAGGCGCTCCAAGGGCGTCTCCGTCGTTATCCATCAAGAGCGTCCGTCAAAGATTACTGGTCGGGGTTCATCGGGGATACCAACCCACCGGAGGTTGATTCCTACCACTTCAAGGTCATGGAGCACGTTCCGCTCGACGTTGAAGACCCGAATACCCTCGTCGTCTGTGATACGTTCAAACAACCCTCCGGTCTATCCCCCGAAGCAGAAAACCGTGACAATCTCCACCCGGATTACTACACGGATCTCGCCAAGGGCAAGACCGATGACTGGGTAGGACAGTATATCCGTGGGGAGTACGCGCCGTCGCTCTCAGGCGTACCCGTCTTCGGGAAACTATTCAAACACGTTAAACACGTGTCACCCACTGCGCTTGAAGTATACGCCAAGTCTCCGGTCATACTGGGGCTTGACTTCGGGCGCACTCCTGCGGCTGTCTTTGGGCAAATCACCCAAGATGGGCACATCAACATCATCCGCGAGGCCGTTGAGTTCGACATGGGGATGGACAGATTCATCAAATACCACCTCCGACCGAAACTCCGCACCCTCTTCCCAGACAACCCGCTGATCTTCATTGGGGATCCGGCCGGCGTGAAACGGAATGACACGGATGAGGGTAGCTGTATGAAAATGCTCCGCGATGAGTTCAAGTCCGAAGGGGCGACAGTCAAGGGGGCTCCAACAAACTACATTACCCCCCGGCTTCAAGCGGTAGAGAGTCTTCTTGGGTACCACCCCGATGGGACTCCAATTCTGCGCATCGACCCGAGCTGTACTTGGCTAATCGACGGACTACGCAGCAAATACCGCTACGCGCTCATGAAAAACAAAGATTCCGATCACCAGGATACCCCGGAGAAGAACAAATGGAGCCACGTATCCGATGCGCTCCAGTATTTCGCCCTCTTCGCCATGTCAGGCAAGTACGACCCCGGCTACTACCGCCGGGAGGATAAAGTTGACATTAACCCCTTCAATATGATATTTCCTAAAGGTAATCCACACTCTACGCGGCACGCGGGGTATTAAACATGGCTATAACACTGTCGGAAGAAGGCAAGGAGAAGCTCGGCGCAGACCTCAAGCGCAAGCTCGACCACTACGTGTCTGACCGTATTCCCATTGAGCAGCAGTGGCTCAAGAATCTACGCCAGTATCGCGGTAAATACGATCCCGAGCAGGAACCGCCGGCCGACAGATCGCAGATGTACCCGAAAGACACCCGCGTCAAGGTCAAGGGCTTTGTCGCTAAGCTGATGGAGCTGATGTTCCCCGCTACGGAGAACAACTGGGAACTAGCCATTTCTCCTATCCCATCTATCGCGCAGAACGATCTCCAGCAGGTCATCCAGACCCTCGAAATGGAGTCCATGCAGGAAGCGATGGATAGTATGCAGGAGCAGATGCAGAATGCTGATCCTAATTCCCCTCCTCCTCCCCCTCCCCAGCCTGAGCCGATTACTTCCAAGCAGATAGAGCGGGCAGTCCGTGATTTCGCTGAACAGCGGGCGCGGAACATGGAAATGGAAATGCTCGACCAGTTAGCCGATCCCGAAATGGACTACCCCAACTTATGTAAGCGGGTCTTGCGCTCTGGCGCGATATACGGGATCGGCGTCCTTAAAGGGCCGCTTGTACGGAACCAAGTTGAGCGTGTCTGGGAGCCCAATCCCATGACCGGGCAGTACATGGCGGTAGAGAAAATAACCCCCCGGCCGTACTTTGAGTTCGCTAAGATTTGGGACTGTTACCCAGATCTCTCCGCTCGTACGTGGGGGGAGCAGGAAGGTATTTTCGAGCGCATGGTGTTCAACCGAGCCAAGTTACGTAAACTCGGAGACCGCCCTGGGTTCAACAAGATAGCGCTCAAGACGTACCTATCGGAGCATAGCGGCGGCAACTACAAGGCCATGAGCTATGAGACGTCGCTGCAACAGCTCAACAACCAGTCGACACAACCTAATACCGATGGGCGCAAGTACGAAGTCTATCGTTGGTATGGCTACTACTCAGCGCACGACCTGAAGAACGCCGGCGTAGAGATCTCAGAAGACGATATGGACAAAGACATCCTCGCGGATGTGTGGTTCATCGACAATGTCGTTCTTTTCGCTGACATCGCTCCCTTCGGCGAGAAACCATCGGACGTATACCACGGCTACATCTATAG